TTATTAAAAAAAGTACAGCCAGTCATTCTTAAGGCAAAGGCTTTGCTTAAATAAAGCCCCGCCGCTGGAGTTGATGAATATACACCGCCAGAAAACCAGCAACCCATCATTTGGGTTTCATAAGTAATTGCTATATATGATGCATTACCGCCGCCAGCAACTCCAGTCGCCGAATCAAAAACGCAATTAGTAAATTGATTGTAAGCCGGAACTAAACCAAGAGTTTGATTACTAGCGCCAGCGCCCATGAATAAACTGAGACTTCCATTAAGGGTTTGTCCATTTACAAATTGTGAGCCCTCAACTTTATTATAAAGCCTTAAAAGACCACCAACGCCACCAGATGACGATGCGCTAACAATAAAATCAGTAAATACCCCGTATGCTAACCCGGTTGCTGGGTTTGAGTCGGTGCCACTTCCTTCAACTGTTAAAGCACTAAATCCACACAGCGTCATTATGAATTTTGATGCATAAATAGTTCTTGCAACTAATGCGTAAAGCCCTATATATGCATTAACAACAGTAAAATTAGTAAATGTACAATTATGCCCTTGACAATAAATGCCATAGCCAGAACTCCCCGGCGCTGTTTGATATTGCAAACAAAGGCTATCAATAGCTACATAATTTGCTGTTACATGAATAATTGCTGCAGATGTAGACGTTTGAATTATCTTAGAGCCCCTTGCGGTATCAGCATCGCCACTAGATACACCTTGTAAAGTTACACAAGACTGACTACAAAGAAGTTCTGCATTAATCTGATATTGACCAGCAGGGAAAAATACTATACCGCCACCAGCATTACCCGCGGCAGTAATAGCGTTGTTTATGGCAGTTGTGTTCGTAGAAGCCGAAGCGCCAGAAGAAGCTCCATATGTTGTAACATCAAACACTATAGATGACGACGCTGTAACACTCAGAGTGCTTGTTCCTGTGTTATAAGAAAGACCTGACAAAGTTACGTTCTGAAATCCGCCAGAGTTGTTACCAGCAAGGATACTTTGACCTGATGTTGGCGCAGCACCACTAAGCACATGCGTTCCTGTATCATAGGCTAAACCAGACAAAGTTACGTTCTGGAATCCACCAATGTTGTTACCTGCTAGGATGGTCTGGTTTGTAGTGGCTCCGGCATATGGTAAAGAGGGGATATCTGCTGCTACTAACGATCTAAAAGTAGGCGCTGCCGCGGTGCTCCCGCCAACAGGACCAGCAAGGACTCTATTAGCCGTCTGCGTATTTAACGCCGCAGTCAGTGTGCCCGATGTAGTTACCGCTGTGCTAGGAGTACTCGATAAGACCGTGCCGTCACCCGTAAAAGTAACCGAAGATACCGTGGCTGTGCTGGCATTGGTAAGCACCTTTGTTGTGGAGTTATAGCTAAGTCCCGTGCTCACCGTAACATTAGAGAACCCACCAGACCCGTCATTAGCCAATAATTGAGACACTGTGCCCGCAGTAGGAGCCGCATAATCCGTTCCAGCCGCCGCTGCAGTTACCGTACCTGTTGAAGCATTACCTTTAAGAATCCCAGTGACATTGGTTTGAAGACTCAACGTAACCGAAGAAGACCCAGAAGAAGTCCCCTTAAATCCGTAGTTTGTAGCAATAGCAATCGAGTTAACACCGCCAGAAGCTACGGTAGCCCACGAAGGATTAGTCCCATCTGTGGTTAGGAATTTTCCTGACGAACCCGTCTGATTAGGCAGAAGCGCTGGCTTAGGTGCAACGCAGAAAACTCTTTTAGTACCTGCCGGGAAGTTAACCAGATTGTTAGAGTTGCTAGAGTCTAGAACCGTTGTTCGGCTTAAAACTCCTGTGCTAACAGCACCATACCCAACTTCCCAATTTCCAAACGTGTCATCAATCGTATAAAAGACAACATCGCCATTTGCGAATACCGAATTAAATGTTCTATAGCCCTCTACTGCGCCAAGCAGAGTTACTGATCCCGTACCTTGCGTACTGGTTGTTTCTTGAACTCGATCAGCGAGTAGAGGCATAGATCACCTATTAGGTCAGAATGATAACTGCAGTAGACGAAGTAGCTGAAGGGAAAGCAACAGTAAAGTTACCCGCCGTAGAGCTATAGGTACCGCCGAAGCTAAGAACCGCCACTGCTTTATTGCCCTGAGTCGAGTTATAGATCAAAGCACCCGCCGCAGAAATCGTCGCAGAAGACCACGTATAATTGTTAAAAGTCAGATACGCCGAAGTGCCCGATAGATACGTTCCACCAATTGCACTGGAAGAAGTCAGACTCAGCGTAGCCCCACCTGCAGTGTACCCAGTACCCGAAGATTCATTTGAACTCGTGTAGACCGTGGTTGCTGAACTCAGCGTAGCAGATGAAGTGTACAGTGCCAGCTTAAAGGTATCACCGCTCGTCAGAGTCGTAGAAGAAACGGTCTGTGAAGCAGAAACAGTGTATGTCCCAGCGCCCCCCGTACCAGTACCATACGCCGTAATCGTAGTCCCCGCAGTTACACCCGATCCTGCAATAACAGAACCAATAAGGAGCGTACCCGTAGTAACAGCAGAAATCGTCAGCGTCGTGCCTGAAATTGCGCCCGTGTAAATGCCACCGAAATCGTGGCCTCCATTAAGAAGCTCCTGTTTAAACGAGCTTGCGATAGCCTGTGTGATAGCCATGGTTAATCCTCTTCAGAAAATTCAATGTCGGGGTCAAAGCTATCTGCAGCTACCGACACGCTGTTAATAATAAACTCCGGCTGCGTAACATCCAGAGGTACTTCGTACTTGTTTTCGTCTTCCATTAGGTCACCTGATCTCTAACTTGAGTTGTTCTGAAATTATCCTGACGATCTTTACCATCACCCAGCTGTTTGAGCAATTGCATCGCTTCTTGATACTTATTCTGATACAACTGCAGCATATCTTGCTCCCCCTTCATATAGCTATACGCCTCTACCAGAGAACCCCACAGCAATACATTAGGGAAGTTTGTACCGAGCCAACTTGTTCCAGCCACTGTAATAGACGGCGGATAAGCATAATAGTGTAGCTCAAGGGGATAGCAAGCATCTGGCGTAGGGCCTAACAACATCGAAGAGTTGCTGAAAATAGCATAGTACTTTGGTTGCCCTTCAGCAGAAGATGGTGGTGTCGCCGGATATGGGTAGGCTTCGCGGATGTAGTTCACATCCTTCTGCAGTAAGTATTCATAAGGCCCAACAAGCGTTGTCCCGTCTTGCGCGTATGATGCTACCGCTAATGAAAATACCGACAAAAAGTCCGATGGGATCTGAATGTATGGGAAATCCGCGGTTGTTTGACCCGTTACATTTTTACGAAACGCAGGCAGCTGCACGGTGTTATTAACCAGAGTCTCCGTGTTCTGGATGAACAAAGGGATATTAGCAACGAACGTAGACTCGTTGTTCTCGGTGTAATTAACAATAGCCGCTGATAGGTCTGCGTAATTTAAAGCCATGTTTAGCCCATTTTAGTGCTGTGCTTAGTGCCTTTCGTCTGTGCGCCCGTACCGCGAGTCTTCTGTGTCTGAGTGCTTGCGATATTGTTCGGATAGCCGTTCGTATTAGGCTGCAGCCCTTGCTTGGAGTAAGCAGAAGCGGGTTTGTTTTCTATTTTACTTGCCACGAGAAGCACCTTTTTGGTTCATTGCACGACTCATATTCTTACCGAACTTTTTACGGTCCATTGAAGTAGGTCCACCTTTCTTAAGACCCTTGGTAGACTTCTGTTTATCGTGCTTTACGTCCATCGGACTAGCTTCCCAGTCTTTCATAGACATTTTGTTTTTCTTTGCCAGTTTGGCGTCTTGGGCGACATCCTTAGCCGAACCTTCCCATTTATCTACAGCCATCGTAGTTTCCTCTTAAAGAATAGCATTGCCCGGTAAGGGCGGAACAATCACAACTCCGGGTATTACAGAAGTGAACTCAGTGACTTGCACGTTGTTCAACCTAAAATTAGTATGCTGCGTTGCTACAGGATTGTAGGCGAAATCACTACAGCTGTCATTCCTATTCGTATCAGGTCTTGGCTCACGTAGTGCTTGAGGGTCATTTGCAACTTTCTGACTACCAATAATGCCTACCCAATTCTGCGGGTGATCTGGGTCCCAGCACTCAGGGCAAACTTTTTCATTGATGAGCTTACCCATAATATAAAACTTCTTGAGCTTCTTTAGATCATAGCGTTGCGCACAACGATCACAAAACCCAAATGCCCGCTTATAGGAAGCGAAGCGTGTAGCCATTACCAGCCACCACCCATATGCCCAGCCATAGGTACAAACCTAACTGGGGAGCGATCCCTATCTTCATCTGCTGCGGTCTGCCACGTTTCGTCATACATTTGCTTAAGCATACTCACCCGGTTAGGGTCCATCTCAGGAGCCTTTAGGGCAACATAATAAGCAAGTCCAGCAATGATGGCTGGGACAAAACGGAAGGGCATATCAAGCGTATTAGTGCCTGCTGTACCCGCGTCCTGAATTCTACGGAGATACCAATAATAAAAGATATAACCGGACTGGTTGGGCGTAGGCCAAATATTGATGGTAGGAATAGGAGCAAGGCGATCAACATAGACCTGTACAGGTCGTCCCTGTGCCAATTTATTAGGAATTGAAGCATACGTAGGAAGCGCGATACGCGGGATGATAATGTCGGTTTGGTTGTACTGACTGCCTTGGTTCTGGCGGATTACATGCTCAATGATATCAACACAATCTGCAGGAAGATCATACGTCCCCTGACCTTGCACCATAGGAATCTCAGCAGCCTGCACCGTCCAAAGATTTAAGCCTTTGTTAGCCCATTCTTGGAACAGAATGTTGAGGCTGCGCCGGGCCGTCTTGAACTGATACCCCGTGCGGATTTCTATACCGGCACGTTCGTAAGCCTCTTCAATAATCTCAGAGACATCAGGAGTCCAAATCGCTACGCCGGAGGTGCTCATAGCTTAACCAAAATGCGCGGTGACAAAGGTTACATTAAGCAAGTACGCATAAATTCCGTTAGCTACCAAAAGCCCTTCACCCGGTACGTTGACACCTGTAGTATCAGTAGCGCCCGTTAGAGTCTCATACGTAGTAACCCACCGATTGACCCCAGTAACGTACTGACAGGCCGGAGGAGAGCCACTGATGGTGTTGCTGTTTGGGTCTACCACTGTAAAGGTATCAGCCCCAGTTCTGGTTACGACATAGTTACCATCCGTAGCAGAGCCGCCCGTAGCTGAGTTATACGAAATACCTACGATATCTCCCGTGTTCAATCCATGTGCAGTTTTTGTTACCGTAACAGTAGTAGTCCCTGACTGGGCGTAAGTCCCCGATGTCACCGGAGCAACAAGGCTGTCAAAAATAGCAAACTTGCCACTCTGCCCTGCCGTGCCGACAAATGTAAACTGCTTTATACGGGTTCGGCCATTTTCCATAAGCCCAGAAACACTCAAATGCGCCGCTTTTACGTCTGTCTGTTGCATGGAGTTACCTCAACATTTCCATTTCTTTAGATAATTCATTAGCTTTCTTGCACGGCCCGAACAGTCTTTTAAGTTCCCCGCAGCGAGATTGCATCTGGTACATAGTATATCCCTTACTTCGCCGGTAGTGTGGTTATGATCTACACAAGGGCCTCGGGTTCGTTTTCCCTCAAGCTCCAACTCCACTCCACACGCCGCACACTGTCCATTTTGTGCTTCAAACTTTTCTTCAAACTGCTGCCGGGTTAGCCCGTACCGGTGATACCTTTTCCTATGCTTACTTACCAACTTGTGGCAAGGCTTACATGTGCTGTTTTTACCGTTGGCCGCGGTTTTGTCTTTGTAGAACTCCCCCAAATGCTTCCATGTATGGCACACGATACATAGGTATTCCCCTTCCGTGTTGGGGAGTCTTTTGGGCTTGGCTACCATCTAACAATTCCATGCCCTCAAACTTTTATTGATCCGGCTGTTGGGGTCATTAGCTGTTTTGGCAGAAGTGTTTTTCTTCTTCATGCCGGTCATTCTTGCGCAAAATGAGGCTTTCCTACCTGCAGCTTCTTTGGTCTTGGGCTTAGGGGCTGGGGGTTTCAGATTCATACCCTGTGCTTTCGCACTTGCCCGCCCCTTAGCGTTCAGGCCCCCGGCTGGGTCCTTCCCTTCTTTCCTAGTCCATGCAGGTGACTTAGCCATTTTTACGCTACCCTGCGCCCCGTGCGCAATACAGGTCTTGAAGTAGGGTTTCCTTGAATCTGCAACCCTCCCGTTTGAGGGCGTAGCTGGCTTAGGCTTAAAGGACTCTGAACACCTAGTACAGGATTCCCCCCAATACCCGCATCGCTCCCACTACGGTCATAACCCATATCAGCCGCAGAAGAATTACCCGTTACATCAGGTCCACCACCTCTTGGCTGTTCTGGGTAGGCTCCCATAGGGCTTTGCGGGGAGAATACAGGGTATGATAGGTCGTCAAAGGTTTGTAGCGGCGGCGCTTGCAGTATAGGTTGATTGTAAGCCGCTTGATTTTGATTGTAAGCAATGCGCGCTTGCTGTTCTGGCGTAAGGTTTGCGTATCCGCTAGCAGCTTGACCTAAAGAACCTTGAGCAGCTTGACCATACCCGCTAGCAGATGGAGGTTGGCTAAAGAATCTAGGATCGTTTCGACCCACAGAGGTGCCATCATCCAAGATACGCGCATCCATCTGCATTGCAGCTTGCCCATACCCACTAGCAGCTTGACCTTGCGGTGCTTGATAAGGCGTAGGATTTGTGTACCCCATAGCACCCATAGCTCCTTGCGCAGCTTGCCCATACCCACTAGCAGCTTGACCTAGAGAACCCATATCCCCTTGCGGTGCTTGATACGGCGTAGGATTTGTGAACCCCGTAGTTCCTTGCGCAGCTTGCCCATACCCACTAGCAGCTTGACCTTGCGGTGCTTGATACGGCGTAGGATTTGTAGATCCCGTAGCTCCTTGCGCAGCTTGCCCATATGCACCAGCGGCTTGACCCAGAGAACTAGCGTATGGATTTGTAGTACTTGCCGGAGCCGAAGCTGTATTCATACCACTCTGGCCGCTTTGAACAGCACTGCCGAAAGCACTAGATCCAAAATTAGAAGGCGCACTCTGACCGCCTGCGGCCTGACCCATAGGCTGCGTAAAACCACCATCGGCAAACCCACGCGGCATTGCGCCAAGATGAGCCTTTTGATATTGCTGAATTAGGTTTTGTACGTCCTGAATGGTCTGCGGGTTAACTTGAGGTTGTTGCTGTTGAGGCATTCCTCCACCCTGCGGCTGCGCCGCGCCTTGACCTTGTGCAGGGGCAGAGGCCCCCTGCTGACCACCACCCCCAGCCATTAGCAGATTTTCCCTTTGGTCTTGCCTTTAGAAGCAATACCGTCGATAGAGCCTCCTTTAGCGTAACCCTTTACAGAGCCACCGCATTTCATACCAAGAGAACCCATACCACCGAAAGAACCGGGGCGGCCAGCAGGCATACCCATAGGACCTTCACCAGCGATAGATGGCGCCTTTGCTTTGATCTTTACCGCAGACTTTTCTGGTTTAGGACCCATTGCCTTGCGAATGTCTTTTTTCATACCTTTCATATCGTTACCTCTAGCTTTTTCTTGAATGTCGGAAACACCACGTGATGGTCTGGTCATGATTTATCCACCTTTCCATCTAACTTATCCATAATCCGGTTGAACATGTTTTCTATCTTGGACATCTCAACTCGGTAGTCATCTTTACGGACATATTGCTCATGGATGACTTTATTGGTTTCTTTGATCTCATTTTTAAGATCCTTGATAGCGTCCCAGAAAACTTTGAACAACCAACCAAATAGCGCGCTAACCGCAGCTACGGCTATATCCAGCATGTTCTGCCATTCCATGATGCACTCCTATTATGAGGATGCTGGACGCTCAGAACCGTCAGATGCCTTCTGCGAGTAAACCACCGTGATGTAACCAGCACCTGCAGTAGCAGTCGTACCAGCCATAGTCACCGTAACATCTACGTCAGAAGTGCCAATGTTAATCCAATTTGCAATCTGAGCCGCGGTCAACGTAAGGGCCTGACGACCTACAGCTGGAGTGGTAATCGCCGTGACATAAGCGGCAGCAGTGGTGCCATCCCCAACAGCAAGCGTAGCGCCCGTGGTGAAAGTCGTGGTGACATCAATGTTGATGAAGTCGATCTGTGCGCCAGCTGGAAGGACAATACCCGGAGTACCCGTGGTGAGCGCCAAAGGAGCCGTCTGAGACAGAACAGCAACGCCAGTGTTATCCAAAGAACCTACGGTAGTACCCGTGGTGTAGCGAACAGTACCAGCCCGAAT